ATCCCTACTTGGTCTTACCCTAAATAAAAATGAAGAATAAATTTGAATAATATTTTTACAATGGTTATCGCATGGTGTATTAGCAAGTCTTTGATTAAACTCGTTGTCTAATTCTAAATTATATCTATTAAGATATTGACCTACCATATAGTCATAACCACCATTATACGATCTTATATAATATTCCCAATTATTAAGTGTTTCAGAATAATCTTTATGAGTTTCTATTGCTTGATCTCTTGTATATGCCATACTACTTTATTGCCCATCTTGTTGGTCTAGAAAATACTGCCTGAGTTGTAAGAGGTTTTAAAAAATCTACCATGTAGCCTATTGCGTCATTCATGTGATCAAAGCCATCTTCCTTATCGGGTATGTTTGTATTCTCCTTATAAATTTGTCGTTGCAATCCTTTTACAATAGTTTTACACGATTGTGAAACAAAAATATGCCTATTGCCATTAGAATCTTTAAGTTTGCTATTCACAGCATTTATTCGATCTCGAACAGCTGGGTGTTTTATTTTACATTTAACTTTAAATCCAGCATTTTGTAAAATAGATAAGTCAGTTCTACCACCAGCAGATGTTTTTCTTTGCCTTGAAGCTGGGTCTGGATAAATAAAAATAGGTATTTTAGTTCCATATCTGTTTCTAATTTCTTCTACCATTTCATCAGTATTACTTGAATAAATTATAACCTCATCTAAAAAAAATATTTTGTCTTTTTCTATTTGCCCTACACAAGCACTCATTGGATCCACATTAAAGTCCATGCCAATATGTAAAGGTTTTGTCCAATCTATCTGTTTATCTACTACACTTTCTACAGGGTGAAAGTTATAATAAACACTTCCAGCATAGTTCTCAAATGTACCCTCAAACTCTTGTCTAAAGGTTCTTATATCTATATCTTGTTTAGCTTGCTCAATTTCTTCCTGTGATACCATTCCGCCTTGCAAGGTAGTAAATTGAAAACTATCCCACTCCTTGTCGCCCTGTTGCCCTTTAAGGTACATTCTATACGACCAGTTACCATAGCCTTTTGGAGAACCACACATAAGTACATCACCCTCTGTATCAGATACAGAAGCTCTTAATACTTCTGTCCATGCCTTTTCTTCAATGTCTGCAAATTCGTCTAGTATGAGAAAGTCTAATCCTACTCCACGCAAACTATCGTAATTATCACAACCTTTTAAAGATATTTTACTACCTGTTTTTTTTATCGTTATGGTCATATTCGATTCATTAATGTTTTCTATCCAATTAAATTGAGAAAGCATATCTTTTAAATTAGACCATACAATTTCTTTTGCCATTTTGAATGTAGGTGCTACATACCAAATTTTTTTATTTATCTGGGTAGCATATTTCATCATTTCAGTAATACATAAATAGGTTTTACCAAATCTTCGACCTGATACTAAAACTCTAAATCTTTTATCGCTTGATGAAACTTTATGTTGGGGTTTCGTTAAAGTTATGTTCATTACAAAAATAAGATATATATAATTTGTCTTTCTCAAATTTTTCTTTGTATTCGTTTGTTACTCTTATTGATACCATAGCACCATTTTTTGTGCAATCTGTCCATGTGTTAAAATGAATAGGATGTACTGCTGGAGTATTGCAAAATCCTGTTATTGCAGAGCAGATTGTATAAGCTAAAACAAATTTCATTATTTTAGTATAAGTTTTTTAATTGATTTAGAGCCATCTATATTTAATTCAAGTTCAGCTTTTGCTTTTATACATTGATATTTTACATTACTATTAGGTTTTAAATTTCTTTTTGCAATACGAGAACCTTTTAAGCATTCTGATATAGATGTTTGTATTCTCGCTTCTTTAATTTCTCCATTAATAATCATTAGTAAAGCTACAACAGTTTCTATCATTAGTGAGTTCCATTTCTTAATTTATCTATAACTTTGTTTATACCATCTACTTGTTCTTTTAAATGGTCAATATTTACTTTGTTATATCTTGATGCTTCTATCTCTTTTTCAATAGATTCAATCTGCGTTGCTAAATGTTCTATAAGCATATACATTTCTAAATTCTTCGGTTCTTGTTCAGCTTTTTTTAATAAATCAGCTTGAAACAAAGTGTCTGCTGTTTCTAATGCACTTATTCTTCCTGTAAGATTTGCCCAACCCATAACTGCACCACTAACAACAATAATTATCCCAATTAAATTAGCGAGAGGAAGCTGTAATTTAGATTCTGAACTTACTTTTATTGTATCTTGTTCTTTTTTCATAATGGTTTTACACACAAAGCTAAGAACACAAAACCTAAAATTAATATTCCTGTAAAATAATAGTTCATAATATCAATCTCCATATTATTCCTTTGGAAAGTTCATTCTGTTATCTACAGCACCATCTTCTAAATCTTCTTTAAAATTTATTGATAAAGTATCATCTTTTACTTGGTAAGAAACATGATATGCATTTATATCTTGTTCAGTTGAAGTAGGCATTTTAATTTTTATATTTTTTTTCTTTTTAGGTTTAACAAAAAAATTAGTAATAAAATCACATATATTATCTATGATTTCACAAAATTTAATAATGTAATTATCTATCATATCTTAAACCCTTTCTGCCATGATTTTACTGCCCAATATACAGGAGTAGTATTTAATTGTTTGCCTGATCTTTTTGCTTTAGCAAGTATTGGTCTAAATCTTGCCATAAATGATTTTTTTCTAGCTGGAATATTTTTTTTTATAGATAGTTTTTTATCGCCAAAATTAACTTTGACTACTCTGCCTGTTTTTCTGTTCTTTACAAATACTTTAAATTTTTTTACATCCCCACGCATAGGTTTGTTAAGTTTAACTGTTCTTCCTTTAAATTTGGCCATATAGCATAAATATCATACAACTTATAAAATTTATAGTTTTATCTTTTAAAATGTCTTTTTCTCCAATCATGACAGACATAGGTATCTTTAACACCTTTAGCACCCCATCTACCACAAAACGACCATTTATTACTATATAGCCCACAATCGCCACAGCTTTTACCATGTAAAGCTTTAGTAAATGATTGAGGCAAACTATAATCTATAATTTCCCCTGTAGAGTAAAAGTTGCTTCTTTTATTTTCCTTGTCCACGATATTTACCTTTGCCTTGTTGTCTGCGTTTGTGTTTATTAAGTGTAGAAGTTATACGTCGTCTGCCGATAGAGGTTCCCTTTTCTGTTTTAGTATACTCTATAACAGCACCAAATACATTACCCTTTTTTTTTGCCATCGTCTATTTCATCTGGTTGAGCATTTATAATTAATGGTAAAGGTTCGCTAAAAGTAGTTTGTTCTATCTTATCTCTTTGGTCTAAATGCTGTTTGCCTAACCATATCTGCATAACTACATTACCAGATAATGCTTTCTCAAATTGCGCACGCCTTAAACTTATTCTGCCCATTTCACGACCCTTTTTTATAAGGTGGACATAATTCCTTTGTAAAGTCTTTGTTGAAACACCAGAAAACTCTGCAATCTCATCATAAGTGCAATGTAATTGGGCTAATTTCTTAATAGCTTCTTCATCTACTTTTTTCATTGGTCGTGCCATTATGTCCTTTTTAAATGTTTAAATTTACTTTAAAATGCTTCCAATTAATTTTAGCATCATATCGTTTTCCTTGTTTTTGATCTTTTACTTGAATCTTTATTAAATTGCTACCCCACTTTTTTATAAGATGTTGTACTGCTTCTTTTTCTTTATTTTCTCTGTAAATAGATTGTAACCCACCTTTATTAGTACCCATAGTTGGCGCACCAAAAGATATTTTGCAAGTTCTCATTGTAAATTGTTTATCATTTAAAATTTGTAATACTAAATCTCTATCTTGTTTAAGATGTTGTTTATTATCATATTTGTATTTTTTTGTTCTTTTACTATTAAAACAAACTACGCAATCAGCATAGCTATTCAGTTTAAATTCTTTTTTTTGACTCCATGCAAACTGTTGATATTCTAAACTTCCTAATGCTACAGGCAACACCTTAAATAAATCTTGTGCTTTATCTAATGCTATTTCAGGGCTTATTTTAACATTTTTATTGTTTTTAGTTTCAAAAAATTGACTAATATCGTCATCAATTTGCCAAAACCATTCGTATTTAGTTTCTGCAAATTTTTTAAGAAAGTTCCTTGCGTATGGTAACCCTTGATTATTTTTATCAATTTTAATTATTTCAAAATTATCAGTGTATTTTTGATATTTTTCAAAATCTTGTGGTTCAACAATTATGTATTTGTTGCAATCTAAATCTTTTAGTAAGTTAAATGTTTTCCCATCTTCACGATTTTTAGATGGAATAAAAATAGGATAAATATTACTATTTGCTACTGTATTAGCCATTGCTATATGTATATCAGCCATCAATTTCTTTTAATATTTTATCAGCTTTATTTTTTTCTTCTTCTGTAAACATTGTTTTTGTGTTGCTTTTAGCCCTTTTTAATTCATAATCAGAGTTCCCACAATACAACATTTTTTCTCTGAAATAACAAACTATACTAATTCGTTCAGCATAACCTCGTTTTTCAAGTTTAGTGTTACCATGTAATTCATGAACATCAAATAATGCTATATCTCCA